ACGTTGGGCATAGCACCGTTGATCTGGCTCAGTTCACGCTGGGCTTTCTTAAGCTTGTTGAGGTTCTCAGTAACGTGGATCGGTAAGCGTATGGCACGGCTCTTCTCCGCAATCGCCCTAGTAATGCCTTGTCGTATCCACCAATATGCATAAGTACTGAACTTATAACCACGACCAGGATCGAACTTCTCCACACCACGGACGAGACCAATCGTACCCTCCTGAATAATATCCAACAACTCCATATTCCTTTTAGTATATTTCTTTGCAACGCTGACTACAAGCCTTAAGTTAGCGGTTACCATTTTTTCTTTTGCTTTCTCTCCATCTCGCATTTGACGCTTGAGTTCCTTTAAACTAATACCAAGGAGTTTTGCTAGGTCATCTTTTGATGTAGTCTCCATTTCCTGTTCAATTGATTTGATTTCCATCAAACGTTGAACTTTACGACCTAGCAAAATTTCTTCCTCGTGTTCAAGCAGTGGGACACGTCCGATGTCACGAAGGTACGCACGGACACTGTCTCCGGAAATTTTAGGTTGTGACATATTCTTTGCTTAGTTATATTTAACTTTAGCAGAGTAAATGTTATTTATCAACCGTAGATACGGGCAAAGCGAAGACTTTCCCGTGGCTTCTCTTCTTCTTCTAATGATTCAACTGCCATAGCTTGTGCAGCGTGTTCGTTATAACCACGCTCCCTAAAGATGTCATAAGCACGCTCGTAATCTTCGATTGCAATATCAACATCATCGTGTGTAACAATCTCAGCTGCCAAATGATTAGCAGCTTGATCTGGTACACCGTCATTTTTAAAGTGTCGCCAAATATTTTGGAACACTTCAGGTTCCTCGTGCTGACAGCTACAGGGTTTTTCTCCAGCTTTCCGTAGTGCCACGGCTAATATTTATTAACTAAATATATTCTACTTAATTTGCAATTAGACGAGGTTCATTCCATTGTGCATTTGTCGCATAGAAGCAATTGCAGCAAGTGTTGATTCATCACCAGACTGCATCATTGCACCAAGACGAGCAGTGGCAGGAGCTTGGCCTTCCATAATGCCAGATATCCAAGTATTAAGATCTTGTTGTGCATTATATGCAGCAGTATCCATACCGAGCTGTGCAGCCTTTTGCTCATTAGTCATTTTGACGATACGACCAGTGATGGCAGTATCAGTGTTCCGACGAAGATTGTTAATCTGCTTATCAATGTTGTACGATTGCTGTGCATTCATATCAACACTGGACATTGCTCCTGAATCGCCAGCATTGTCAATTTCAGGAGCTAAATTTCTCCTGAAGCCTGGCGTATTCCGCATAAATTCGGAAAGAGGCAGGGCAGCGCGTGAATAAGGAGTGTTATGCATCTTAGTCGGAACTATTTACTTCTATTTTAATCAGAGATCCTGAACAAGCATTTTGCTAGCAATTGCTTGGGCTGGAGCCTGAGACAGGTACTTCCAAGCTTCTTCAGGGTTAGAATCCATCATTTGAGAGAAGTTACCCCAGAATTGCTGACCTTCGCCACGCACCTGTGCACCAGGGGTGGGCATATCCATTTGAGGACGCTGGAAGTTAGCAGGGACTTGATGTTGACGCTCTTGCTGCTCGATCTCAGCTTCAAACTGAGCACGTGCATTAGCTTGGAAGATTTCAGCTTCTTCTTCAGCGGTAGGGGTTGGATAAGGACCGTCAGGACCGAAGAAGTCGTTGACGTAATCAGCCAGCACGTCAGGGTTGGTAAGCATCAGGTTCATAGCTGCACGCTCTTCGCCAGCAGCATCCATCAGCAGGTTGAAGTGTGCATTTTGATGCTGACTATTTTGAACCTGCTCAATCAGGGCGTCTTCTACTGCACAGGCATATTGATTAAGCAGGGCAGGGGCTTCAGCACCGAAGTGCTCAAGAACTTCAAGACTTGCGTCGCTGATTTGACTTAGATACCCGTCGCTTACCGGAGCTTCCTGCGTCTGGCTGCTCGGAGAGTAGGCTGGGGTTGAAACTTGGGGACTGTAGGTCTGGGCTGCCGAACTGTAGGCTGGCTGGGTTTGGCTCGAAGCCCATTGCGCCGGGATAGCCGCCTGCGGCGTTGGGGTTGTCGCTGACTGATAGCTGGGACCCAGGAGTTGGGATTGGCTGGGAGTACTCAGGGACGCGCTGAGCGCCTGAAACGCCTCCTGCCAAGGATTGCCCGCTGGAGCCGAAGCCGGCTGGGCCGCTGTTGGCTGGTAAGTTGGGACTTGTTGGGCCGGGGCCGGAGCCTGGCTGTAGGGGGCCGACGCCTGGTAATTGATACCTGCGGACGTCGCGGGGCTGCTCGCCACGGCTGGAGCGCTTGCGGTCGGCATCGCTGAGGGTGCTTGGGCCGGGCTCGTCGCTACTTGGTTTGTACCTTCCACTGTAACTTAACTCCTTACGTAAAAATTCAAGTGATCTATAGAGGAACCCGGTGATATCGAGTTGCGGGTCGGAAGCAAGTGGCATATTGGGCACTTGCGGGTGTGGAATCTGATAAAGATTGCCTAAAAGATTGAGGAACTGACCAACTGATTGTTGAGTCTGCTGAACCATTCTGAACGGGAAACCTGAAAGCATTTCTGCTCTCTCTTCGTCAGTCTTCTGAGGGAAGAGATATTTCAGTGCTTCTAGTGAACCAACTCCAGCTTCTTGAAGGTTGCGAACGACAATACTGTTATTCAGAATGTCTTGAGCAGATTCTTCAAATACTTCGCCGGTCCATCTCCAGGAAACACGGGTGCTGCCGTCAGGGATTAATCCAGTAACGCCAGGTGGCATTTCGCCTGATTCAAGTGTAGCACGGAGCTGCATATCTCTCGTTTCAATGAATTTTTTATTATCCTTTTCGTATTTAGCTTGTGCTTTATCAAAGGCTTGCATATCGCCTTGAAAATCTTCGATCAAGGGAACATCTGGTTTAGTCAAACCAATTGCTGTAGCGTAAGAAGTGAGGAACAAATACTCTTCATTAGCTATCATCATTGACAGTAATTTACACAGGCCATATGTAAATAGGGCCTTACACTTTTTCTCTGCTGTAGAAGCAACACGACCGTACAGTGTCTTAACTTCATAAGCAGTTCCAGCAATGTTAATATCAATGTCATCTACGCCACCGAGTGCTAGACGAATTTCAGAACGATATTGTTTGACGTACAAGTTTTGGTCACCAGACACACTGTCCGGTGTTAGGTAACTAATGCGATCTGTTGGTTCAAGGTTGGCAACAACACGCGGAACTTTGATTTGACCATCAAGAGGCGATGGTGCACCAAAAGGCTGTGAGACCCTCGTAGATGGCCGTCCCATAGCCTGAAAACCCGCCTGAGAGCTAATTGTAGGCCTGAAGCTTTCTTCGCTACCAGACTCGATAATATCGTGTTTAGGGCGGCTGGAGATAAGGGTTGGGTTACCAAAGAACTTGAGGTTCTTACGGATATTTCGTACCAATTCATCGTGATACAAAATTTGGTTAGCTAGCCAATCAAACTCACCATTGCCTGTTGCTTCGCCGGTCGCATCAAGGTGATTAAAAACTTCAACTGCTGGAATAAAGCCCAGGCTGTTTTGCACAGTCTGAGTGTTCTGCATATTTTCTAGACTTTTAAAACCTTTCTTATCGTCAAACTCAATCTTCTCGTTAGATACTGTTTGCTCAATACGGTCTTTAAATACGCTGAGTTTGATATATTTTTTCTTACCACCACGAACACCGGCTTCCATTGGGTAGTTGCCTAGCTGCTCGTCATCTTTAACGGCAAAGCTGTAGACAAGCACTACGTTGTCAATCTCTCCGGCTTGATCGCGATAGCAGCGATAGTCATCTTTGGTGAAATATAAGATTGAATATGTTTCTCCCTGCGGACGGAAATAAAACAATCCTTGCCCATCACATAAGAAGTTATCGACAATACTGTCGAATTTTAACTCCATCATATTATCTTCTAATACGCTGGCAAGAAAATCTTTTCGCTTAGCATACGAATCTTGATCACAAAAGAATTCAAGCCCTCGACGCAACATAAAAGTACGCATCTGTGCCAGGTGCGATGACACGATCATTGTGTCAACGTTTAAATCACCTTTCCTAGATTTAGCAGCCTCAATAATTGTTTGAAAGGCGTTATTCATCTCCACGGTATTTCCTCATACTCACTTTATTTTATACGAGTTATGCGTCCGCCAAGTCTTTCAAAGCATCAAGTTGATCATCCATATCGTCATCAGGATCAATATCATTAAATACAAATTCAGATGGAGGCTGATACTGACCATATAATCCAGTGCTTAGTAGGTTCCCCAAACCAAACAGAGCCATATTGCGGTTCATTACGCCTGTGCTGAGTTCTACAGGATCAATGTACTCATTGGCTAGAGCACGATTAACTCCCATTTCAGATGTGCCTAGGTAGTAATCACGACCTGATGTTTCGTTAAAACGATCTTCTGCTTCATCCATATAAGCAGCAGCACTGCCTAATGCTGAACCGTAACCATTACCAGCACCGCCGCCACTCATACCTGAGCCGTAGTTTTTAACGTTATTAATAGTGCCGAAGTTAACGTCATTTAGAAGAGCGCCATTTCCGATTGTAAGATCGCCGTCAATTTTGGCACCTGTGTCATAGTTACCTACAGCTTGAGAACCTGCGCCGGTTGCTACAGCACCACCCCTAGTGGCAACGTTACCGCCGCCGCCACCGCCTCCAGTGTAGGGATCAGATCCGCCAGTTGAGATGTCATCAACACCGGGGCCTGTGCCAGGTGCGGTGTTAATTGCTTCTGGTGCATCATTTACCGGATCGTCAGTATTAAGCTCAGGATTACCTACGCCTTTATTATTTGCTCGGGCTTCTAAGGCTGCAATTTTCTTGTCAATATACCTAAATGCACCCTGGCCTGCAAATCCATCAATATCATTTTTGCCATCTCTGGCACCAAGCTTGTCTATATAATCACGTAACAAATAAGCAGCTTCAAGTTTACTTTGTCCTTCTGCAAATTTCCTGTGTTTAAATAGACGTTTTGCGTCTGCTTTACTAAGGCGATCAACACCTCTACCCATACTGGTAATTTCGCCATCATCATCTCTTGCAAAACCAGATTTACCTGAAAGCGATCCTCCAGCTCCAAATGCGCTAAGGTCAAAATTATCTAGATTTTTAACGCTATAGATATTTTTCCTGACTGCGTCAATATCTCCGCCGCCTTTTCTAAGTCGTCCTACATCTTCGCGTTGGTTTCTACGCTCTGCACGAAAAGTTTCACGGTTTTTGTTTGAGCGATACAGCTCATCCATATCCATATACTTTCTTCCGCGTTTGTCTCTGGCCATTAGATGCTATAACTCGAAACTATCACTATTGTAGTCTAACTGTAAACTACCTCTCCTCAATAAACCACCAAGAGTAAGCACCATTGAGTCAACTGCATCATCGTGCTGAGAGTGTCCGAAATTCAAAAGTTCTTCTTCAAGCACAGTCCACTTACGATATTTGTTCCACACAATCTTGCGTTTCTCAAACATACCAAGCACACCGCGCAGTCTCGCTAGTTTATCCCCTTTGAAACCTTTAACCGGAGAGCAGTGAAGATTATAGAGTGAACGGTCTTCAAACATAATTCTTTTGAAGTCGCCTTCAAATGACGTTTGATATGCAACAGCTTCTGGCCAAATGATGCAGGGGGACATTGTTGGGAAAAATTGTCCATCGTCGTTCTCTAATAAAATGTTCCAGTCTGCCAGCATCTCACATAGGGTATCCATCTTCTCGATGTTCCCCATTGCTCTTACACGACGCTGATCAATTAAATAGACCTTACCATTAATAATACCGCCTAAAGTAAATACAGTCCAATCGTTCTTTTCACTTAAGCCAGCACTAAGGTCAATACCTACACCTAAACAGTCAAACTCTTCGGGACAAACTCCTTTGACAATTAGATCTGGTGAAATACCAACTTCGGTAGATCGTACGGCAGTGTTGAGGTACTGATATGCAAAAGCAACGCGATCCTCTTCTTTACGCTCATTAAGGTATTTCATTGACCAGAACTCTGGCCAATAGCTTCGTTGCCGACCGTCAGCGTCTGTTAAGACTGCTTGCTGAACAATTTGTTTCCAGTTATTTTTTGGGGTGAAAAGGTGAGCGTGGATATCGTCAAAGTGAAAACGGGTGCCCAAACAAATAGCCCTAGCTCCTTGGAACATTGTTGGCGCAATAACATTAGACCACGTCTGTTCCATCTCACGCCGAATGTCGGGGTTATTGATTGATGCTGCTGATTTAATAGGGTCATCGATAAGAACCAGCTGGGATCTCTTAGAAGTAATGGCCCCCTTGAGACCGCCACACGCAATGGTAAATGCTTCTTCACCTGCTGTATCAATTCCCGCAAAGTCATAGTCAATACTCCAGTATTCATCTGATCGCTTGATCTTCGAGAGCCTCACCATCGGAAAGATCTCTCTGTACTTAGCACTGGTTAGAATCCCCTTGATAGTTGCTGATTTGGCTCTACTAATATCAACCATATAAGCGATATATAGGATCCTAAGCATCTTGCCAGCGGCTGTATGTCTGCCAATCATCCAAGCAGCAAACAAACCAAGCACTGTTGATTTAGCTGAACCACGTGGCGCAAGGATTGCTGTATTAGGTCCACCAATACCAAGCAAACACTCACTATCTTCCCCTGTGCAAAGCTGAGCGTGCCACTCCAACATATGCTTTGCTGGGGGTTTGCCCATTGCTTTGCAGAAATCTACAAAACTATCTCGTGCCCTAAGTATCTCTTCACTCGGAGGTTTGACAGTTACTTTTGTAGCTGTCATTAATGCAGATCGTCGATAGGCTAGTGCAATACTTGGAACTGCCATAAGTTATTCTTCTTTACTTAAAGTCTAACTTAAGAGTTCCCTAATTCGCTATAAATCTTAGCCCATACTGCATTAATAGCATTTTCAATAGGTTCAGCAAACTGCGGATCATCTTTAAAAATTGCAGTCATTTCACGCATAACACGGTCAGCACCTGCAAGAATCAAACCCCGCTTATCTGTAGTCCTATTCATTCGCTCACTACTTTCAATGTGTGAACGTAGCTCTTTCTCAAGTGATGCTAATCGAGCAGCACCATCAGAACCTTTGATTTCACCAGATGTAATTGCCATTCGGAGATCTTGAACGTCTGAATGCAGTGCACTAATCTCACTATTCAGAATCTCGCGACGATTAAGTTTTTTAAATTTAAGTTTTACCCAGCGAGCAAGATCGTTAAATGTTCCTTCATATCCTAGTATTCCAGCGTATACCCAAATTTCAATAATGCTAGGAGTTACTTCAGCAAATTCTCTGAAGTCTTCACTGTCAGCAGCAGGCAGGGTGTCTAGCCATTGATCAACAATTGTCAAATATAGTTTGCTATTTTGCGTTTTAGTAGTCATTTAAATTATGCAAAATTCATCGTACTCTTCATCATATTGAACTTTTGCCCACGAGTACGAGCTGCAAGGCGTTCACCGTAGTCAGCTTGTTTCATAGCAAGCTCACTACGATGTGTCAGGTTATCTTTGTCAAGCGTATTTCCAAATGCAGCTTCGTCTTTGCGAATCATACTGTTAAAAAGATTACTATCTTTAGTCAATGATTGACCAAATGCTGCTTCATCTTTACGAATACCGCTTTGGAATGCAGCAGAATCTTTAGCAAGGCTTTGGCCAAATGCTGCCTCATTCATACGAATACCGCTGCCAAATGCAGCCGAATCTTTACTAAGCGCTTGATTAAAAGCAGATTCATCTTTCCTGATACCACTGCCAAATGCAGCTGAATCTTTACTAAGCGCTTGATTGAAAGCAGATTCATCTTTTCTGATACCACTGCCAAATGCAGCCGAATCTTTAGCCAAAAATTGATTAAATGCAGCTTCATCTTTTCTAATACCGCTGCCATAAGCTGCAGTATCTTTATTTAGCATCTGATTAAATGCAGCTGTATCTTTAGCCAAAGCTTGATTAAAAGATGCTGTATCTTTGTTAAGACCTTGAGTAAATGCAGCAGTGTCTTTAGCAAGACCTTGAGAAAATGCAGCTTCGTCTTTTTTGATGCCACTTCCAAATGCTGCTGTATCTTTATTTAGAGCTTGATTAAACGCAGCTGTATCTTTTGCCAGCCCTTGCATATAGCCTGCTTCATCTTTTTTAATTCCACTAGCAAAGGCACTTTCATCTTTTTTGATGCCTGAACCAAAAGCCATTTGATCCTTGGCAATTTGATTGGCCAAGTTAGCTTGCTGCATTTTTTCTACATTAGCCTGAGCCTGGGTGAGCCTAGTCTGTTCACCTTGCTCTTTATATCCCAAACGCGTTTCATATCCTTGTACAGCTGAGGTAGCGCGATCCTGATCGCCCTTTACCTGCATTAATGCAGTTTGAATATCTTTTTCAAATCCCATCTTGCCAATATCACGGTTATACTCATCTTGAGCAAACCGAGACTGGTAATTGAACTGCTGCCCCATCAAGTTAGTAGCAGACAGCTCCTCTGCCTTCATCAACGCACCTTTATTACGCAGCTCAAGGTCAGCAGCGTTTTGCATCATAAAGCTCTGCAATCCAGCATTTGTAGCTGCCATTGATTGCGCCTGTTGCATATCTTGAGCGCCCTGCAACGTATTCATCATATACGTGCCTTTCATCATCTTTCCCCAATCACTAGTGGGGTTCCATTCGTTAAAAGTTTTACGAATGCCGTTAAAATCAATAGATCCTGTTTGAAGCTGTTGAGGATTTATAATTCCAGCAAAAGGGTTTGTATTATTAGTAGGATTCGTATCTTTAGGATCAATTGGTTTAGAAGCCATTATTTGACAATATGCGATATCTACATTTTACAAACCTTAGAATATAAATAGTAAAACGATTTTAAATAATGCTTAGCGGAAATTCAGCAGCTAGTACTAGTGCTAATCGATATGTAAGAGCAGCTTCTGAGCTAGCTAACGATCAAATTTCACTAGAAGCATCAGTTAGAAATGCTGCACCTGATTATGCTGATATGTCGCTGGAGTACAAAAAACAGCAAGCCTTGAATGTTGATGCAAAAATAAAAGCGGCGGCGGATATAAGGAAAGCAGCTCAAGCTGGTGAATTTACGCTTGAGTTCAACAAGAATGTTAGAAAGCAGGATGAGAAAAATAAAAAGTCATTAATGCGTCAAAAAATGGCAGGTGTTGTAGCTGCTGCTGGTGCGCTTTACGGAGAAGCAAGTCGGCGCAAAGAACCTGACGCACCTCTTCAACTTGATTACAGCGAGTTTGATGAGCATCTTAAGAAGAGGCGTGGTGAAATTAAAGATGACTTTGCTGAAGCAATGAGTGAAGAATATGTGCCCTTGACTAATCCAAACACAGGCCAAACGACACAGACTAATCAAACGAGTCAAACTTCTTCGACGCTAGGAATGCCGTCAAATCCATCTCAAGCTCTTGCAAAAGTTATCCGTGGGGCTGAGGGCACTCTTGATGCAGGTGATGCAGGCTATCGGATGATGTTCGGTGGCGGATTCTTTGATGATATGAGCAAGCACCCGGACCGTGTTGTTCACACGCCTAGGTACAGCTCCGCCGCCGCAGGTGCATTCCAATTTATGCCTGACACTTGGAAGATGGTTGAGGAAGGAACTGGAGTTAAAGACTTTAGTAAAGAAAGTCAAGAAATTGGCTACCGCTTCTTGACTAAACGTCGTGGAGTTGATCCCGATAAAAGGATTGAATCTAAAGAAGAGTTTGCTCAAGTAATGAATACTTTGGCACCTGAATGGGCTAGCTTGCCGATGTTGAA